CTTGACCTCCTGTAGTACTAGAGTTAAATCGAGCGGTGTAGGCGTTGGCATCTCCGTCAACGACCAGTTTTGCAGTAGGGTTTGTGCCGTTTACGAGCAAATTGCCTGATGAGTCGATGCGCATGGCTTCTTCTACTGTTGCATTTATATCTGCAGTAGAGAAAACTAAGTCTAGCTCTCCGTTATTACCTGTGGAGTCACCTACAATAGATCCTCTAGTGCCGCTTGCGTTTGTACCCGTGTCATTTCCATTAAAGTTTATTGATCCATAGTGATAGTTTGATGCGCCGCTCATTGATACGTTTTCATTATTAAGAACAATAGAGGGCCCTGCAAAATTATTACTAGTTGCAGTAAAAGTATCCGTTGCTTGAGGAAAAGCCGTCGCCGATGTAGACCCTACCATTTTAAAATTAGTAGACCATAAGAACTCTTCTGCGTGAGTCTCCTCAGAAACATAAAGGATTGACCCTTCGACTGTTGGAGGTGGAATTCCGTACAAATCATCTATCTCTAGCACTGTTGCTTTCCACTCGGAGGTGGAAGCATTGTACCCGAGAACAGGAACAGCAGTACCGATTACTACGGGAGTAGTAGGAGGAAGAGTGCCTAAATTAACACCTGAAATGTCATTTAAAGAAAGCGCTGCATTTACCCAATTTGTTCCGTCATACTTTAAAATATTATCAGTAGTTACGCTAGTAATAGTTACACCAGATAAATCATTTAGCTCTAAAACTTCTGTGACATTTGAGGCGGACCAAGACGTACCGTTCCACTTTAAAAATTGACCTGTACTAGGGCTGGACACACTTACATTAGATAAATCGTTTAAAGCTAATGATACGTCAGAAGCTACCCACGTTGTTCCGTTATACTTTAAATATTTGCCATTAGTAAGAGTGGGAGACCCGTCTATATAGCTTACGTCCTCTAAATGTCTAAGTTTAATAGTATCAGCAATAGTTACTACGCTTTGGTTTTTCCATCGTACATTTGCTGAGTCGTAAACCAAAATTTCGTCATTAGCTAAGTTCACCCCAACGAGTACATTAGATAAGTCATCTAATGCTATACTTCCTGAAATAGAACTGGCTAAAGTTGAAGGAGCTCTATTCACCCAGAGTGTTCCAGTCCACTGTAAAATATCATTAGTAGTTGCAGAACTAATGTTAACGTCTGTCATGTCTCCTATGCCAAGAATATTAGTAATGTTTGAATGGCTCCACTCAGTGCCGCTCCACTTTAAAAATTGACCTACACTAGGAGTTGCGTTGACATTAGATAAATCGTTTAAAACAAGAAGGTTACCTAAGTCTGAAGGAGTAACGTTTACCCAGTTTGTTCCGTTGTACTTTAAAATATCATCAGTAGCTATAGTACTTATAACTACATCTGTCAGATCATCTATACCAATAACATTAGTAACGTTTGAGGCGATCCACTCAGTACCGCTCCACTTTAAAAATTGACCTACACTAGGAGTTGCGTTCACATCGGATAAGTCATTAAGTACATTTACTAAGTCAACGAAAGTTACGGTTCCATCAGAAGCAACTACTAATCCTTGGCCCGTAGTTCCTCCATTTACAGTAAGATTACTACCGTCTATATCTAAAGTCAAATCCTCCCCGTTCCACGTAAGATGTTCGTTACTAGGGTCTCCTATAGTAGCAACGTGTGCTAAGGTATCTTGATCAAACCCAGAAAAGAAGCCATTATTGTTCGGATCATCAAAATCTGTTAAACCACCCCTTATAGAGCCTCCTGTATCAATTTCAATACCTCCCGTAGCAGAATTTACAACGAGTCCTTCGTCTATTGCATTATCACTTGCAGATAATGGATCTAAATCGACTACTGCTCCTATATCCTCTGTAGTAAAATGAAATTCGCTTTGAATTAGTGCTGGCATTATGAAGGCCTCGAAATTGTAACTAGTAGAGAATCTTCTGAAGGGTCTCCTCGGTGAGTGGCTCTATAAAAATTAGTTAAACTTATATTAGAGAAAAAAGACCTATCTAATACAAGTTGGCTATTAGATAGTATATAATTAACTTTAGCTGCCGAACCTAGAGTTTCTACTTGTGTAGAAAGATTGGCAAGACTAATAATATCCCCCGGCTCTACTTCGCTAATAAATGAAGTACCTGTTCCTATTAGAATGGTAGAATTTGCAGGTAAATAAGCTGTGCCTGTTAAAGTCGTCCATGCCGCAGACATGGGCTGATTAGCATCTCTCCAAAAACCCGGGCTTCCTACAGCATTTGCATTACTATCCCACTCAGCTAAAAATACTCTAGGAACGCTAGCATCGTAGTAAACATACAGCTCTCGAGTATCATCATCAGTTACTCCTGATAAATCTACAAATCCATTCGGGGCCCTAGAAGAAATTTCGGTAAATAGCTCCGGACTCCCACAAGTAGCAATACTAACAGGATACTGTAAAAATTCAAATACTTCTACGCCTTCAGACCCTGAAGTGTTCGTACTTTTTATAGCAAAGTAAGTTTCGGTCATATTAGCGTTAGAAGTATCAACTTCTTGCTGGGCGCCTTGGGCGTACCGATCACCACTAATATCTTGTATAGTACCCACAACAGAAGAAGTTGTTTTTACCTCTACATCGTTCCAAAACCATCTATAAATAGTGGAGTTTCTATTAGAATATGATATATCTTGTTTTACAGCATAGAACTTAGGGGACGTTTTACTGTATTTTTCTGCAGAGCTAGCTACTAAATCTCTTCTTATTATACCTTTAGACGTTGTTACTCCGCACTTAGGTATATCATGTGCTTTAGCACTGCTATTTTCGGGTTGATCCTCGTCTCCTACACTATTGCCGCTTCCCTCAAATACTGTAGATGCCCACTCTGAAAAATCTCCTGTTGTAGACTCTGTTCTAACCTTGAATGTATGAGTACCTACCTCTACTTCTCTATAAACTTTTCCTAAATTAGTAGTTGTTACAGTTTCTCCCGCCCCTACAGAAGAAACTACTTCATACTGAGCTACTCTAGGATAGTTTTCTGGAGGCGACCACCTAAACTCAAGTATGCTTTGAAGCCCTCCTTTTGGCTGGACTGAGAGTGCTATTGGGGGAGGTACTTCTTCTTCCTCGTTTTCTGGTATAATTTCTTCTACTACTTCTTCCCTGTCTTCATCTTCTACTTTTATAAACTTATCTGTGAACTGTTCTGCTGCTCTAATACTAATACTAAGGGGGTTATCTTGGGAAACACTCAAAACTCTATAAGTTTTAGAAGTTCCATAAACTTCTTCTCCAGAAGTGTCTGTTTCTCTTAGACTCCATATAGAGCCTGGAGTAGGTGTAAAGTCAAATGTTAAAGAGTTATCAAGTGTCACTGTTGTTTCTGAAGTACCTGTATTAATTATAGGCAATCTTTCTGTCCTAACATGGGGGCGCCACTCTACGTTTAATAAGTTGCCGGTGCTATCAAAAGCATTTGTTGCTTTTTGCTCTGTATCTAAAGATACTAATTGCAAGCCTCCACTTACATAGTTGTAGGCAGAGGGAATGAAAGCTCCCGGAGCGTACTCAATATTATCTATAGTTACAGGATTGCTACCAACATACATTCCTCCTCCTCCAGGAAGACTAACATACACTTCATAAACACTGCTAGAAGATAAAGTAACTGATCTATCAAATGTTATAGTTGTAGAAGTTGCGGCGGACACTCTTCCGCTTTGAATAAAATTCTGTCTATCAGAATCTTGTACATTTATGACATCCCCTGGACGAATAATTTTACCTTCTAAAGCCGTAGAAAAAAGCACAATTTCATTTTCATTTTGAGCAGTATATAATTTCCACTTACCGTATCTAGCTGCTTGAGATTCTGAAGTGCACCCAAAAGCAACAACTTCTAAGGGTATAAGCCTTCCTGCTTTAATTATTGCTTCATTGTCTTCAATTACAATTTTTTCAGTTGAATAATTTGATCTCGGATTATTCCACTGAACAATAACTTGATTTACTCTAGTCGTATAAGAACTACTTTCATAGGAAAAAGATCCATCAATAGTGTTGGATTTAGAAAAAGTTGCTACAGGGTTTTGAGGCATATCCTGTACTAGTGTCAACTTACCATTCGTCCAATACAGCATAGATAAAAACATGCTTGTTAGATCTTTTAGTACTTTATATACAGGCACTGTCTTAGTTAGTAGTAAATTTGTTCTAAACCTGGGCTCTAGTCTGGCAATAGTTCCTGTAGAAGTGTGTTTATTTATTGAGCGTATTTCGTCCCCCACAGAGTATGTTTGTCCATAGGTTCCTGCAAAAGTATTCCAGTTAGCATTTCCCAAAGAAACAATCTTATACCACTCTCCTCTTTCTGCATATTCAGTTTTAAATAGTTCTTTTGAGTTCACTAGTTCGTCACAAAACTTTGATATTCTATATAAAGCAAAAAGATCTATATCTGAGTTTGATAGCCAAGATCCTGCTCCATATCTAGAGTTTGTTACTAAATCTAAAAAAATCCATGCAGGGTTATCTGTATAAACTAGGGTATCGCTAAGGCTGCCGTCCCAAAAAATAGGATACTCTGCTTTTCCAATAGGCGAGGCCTCCCTAGGAACATATCCAGTAGGAACTTTTACAAGCTTTCCTCTAATATCGTAAGTTCTTTTTGGAGGCGAAGCAAAGTTTCTACTTGAAAAAGTTGTTTGGACATGGGCGGTGTACGGATAAGAGAAAGAATCTTCGTTTGTTGCTTGAAGTTGTGTAATTTCGGCCCCCATTATAGTAGTCCACTTTCTTCTATTATCGTAAGGTCCTCCTCTAGTTCTACGACTACCTCCGGTTTCCATAACCGGTAGTCCTATATGCCTACTTACCCTAAAAATTTTAATTCTAAAATTAGTATAATTTATATCAGAAAATTCATTTAAATCAACTACTTGTTGAAAGGTTACTGCAGCATTGGTTTGTCCCTTATGCTTTAGATATTCTCCAAAAAGGGGGGTGGGACTAACCCAAATATTGGAGTTTTGTTGAAATTCTATGGAAACTTCATACCAGGCCCAGCAATCCCTTTTCTTTCCGCTGCCTCCTCCTATAAAATAAAGACCTTGAGAGTAAAGAATATTAAAACTAACTTTATCTGCTTCTTGAACTTTAGCTACAGTTGTTAATCCAAAATCAGAAGCGTTAAGTATGGAGGGGTCTTGGGCACAGTCAGATGTATCCACAAGCGAACGAAGCCTCTTTTTATAGTCATCTTCATCTATAACAGGGAGTCCTTCAAGATCAATGGGGGTAACCCCATGACTATTTGTATCAATAATTACTTTTAAAGATGGTAAGTTTATATTAGAAGTACTTCCTTGTATTGCTGTACCTGAAAGTCCTGCTACGGAAGGTAAAGGTCTTTGTAGCAAAGTTCCTGTATTTTCTTGAACATAAAGATTAGAAACTTTTGAAATTGGCGCTGAAGGGTCAAAAGTTCCTCCATGAGCACTACTATTGGCTTCGAAAGTAAATTGCGAACTTAACTCAAAAGAAAACGTACCATTAAAATTATCTACAGTTGTAATTTGTCTATTAGATATATCTATAGAAGAAACTTTGCTTCTTTTAAACGTTAAAAGAAGTCCATGGTCAGGTAAGTTATTTGCGTCTAAAGCCCCATTAGCTTTTGACCAGTTAAACTCTCCATGATTATTAGAGTCTCTTATAAAGTTTCCGAGAATTCGAATTATAGTTCCATCTGCGTAAAGAATTTCTAATATAGACTCTACTTCTCCAAAAACAGTATTATGAATATTAGAATCCCAGTTTCCGTTGGGCCTGCTTAATCGTATCTGACTTCTAGATTCTCCACTTTCTACAAAATTACTAAGATTAACGGGAACTCTTGCCTGTCCCCCTCCTAAAAGACGAATATCTCTAGGGGCTGTAGCTGAATTTTCTAAGCTATCAGGCAAAATAGTATTGTTGTCTATAGTGCCTAAATTGCTATTATTAAATGTAATAGTACCCGCGGCTTGTCCATTTACAGTTCCTGTATCTGCAGGAGCATAGCTGTTAAACTTAACATTTTCTGCAGAATTATTATTTAAGTATACGGAGCCCGCCCCGTTTACTAATCCATATATAGGACCTTCACATAATACGTCTGTAGCTGTAACTTTTTGGGCTTTAGCGCCTCTTTCTACAATTGCCATTTTATAATCCTCTTCATCGCGTTCTTTTTACAGCTTTATGATAAATGGTTTGATCTTCATTTGCTACCTGAAAACTTATAACTCTTCCGGGCACCCTCAATCTGCCATAGCAAATAGGAATAGGGTCTACTTCTGAAATAGCTTGATCTGATCCTGAAAATACATAAGTAGAGTCTTGATTAGGATCTTGAGCCGGGTCTTTTGATAAAAGATCTTGTAGCCCTTTATTTCCTAAAAATTTTCCGCCCATACCAAGTGCAGCGACTCCCATACTACTCATACCGAAATAAGCTCCTATAGGGGGCGCAAATACTGTTAATAGTACTCCTGCAACAAGCTTTAGAGCATCACCTAGTTTACTTGCTCCTACAGGGACAGGAGTTACGATCATGTCCCCTTCACCAAGAGGCAAGGATATTTCGTTTGGACTAAGTATAGTAGTATTGTTTATTTTCCATGCAAATACAATGCCCTTATCATAGCATTCAGTATAATAAGGGAAAAAGTCTTCAAAATTAGCACTTAAACAATTCATTACATCAACTATATTTTCAGCGTGCATCTCTCTTACAGAACCAAATTTTTCTCCTAGCTCTCCCTCTAAGTATACGTTTCTTTTCATTTTAGTTCTCCGGGGTTAACTATATTTAATCCTATTTCTGGGTAAGTAAAAATATAGTAAGGTATTTTTAAAACATTGCAGCTATCAATATCTTCTTTGGACGGCTCGTTTGATTCATTAATGTGATTATGAACAATACCCGTTATATTGTATTTTATTTTTAAATTAATGTACTCTTCTGAGCAAAAGGCAAAGCTAGTGGGGCTAGGATTTACATTTTTGCAAGGTATAAAAGTTTCAGAGTTTACTATAACTCCGCATCCTTCATTTGGGTATTCGTTTTTAAAATGGTTATAAATTTCATCTATCATTCAGATATATTAGACCTTGAACCTGGAAAGCCTCCAAAAGGTAAAGACCTACTTTTATTGAGATAGGTATCTGAAGGAACAGTATTTGCTAGAGTGTCTGAATTAGTCGCTAACTCGGTTTGCTTTCCTTGGAACCTTAGCCTACAAGACTGTACTCTTTTTCCACAAATATCTATTCTTTCCCATACTTTAGTCGAAAGTTCTGGTTTAACTCCTGTAGATGCCTTTAGGGCTTTATATATTCTCACCCCTTTATCAGCAACAGGAATTCTATGCACTCTGTCTCCTGCGCTATATGCAGTTGTTGAGTTCCATTGTGTTATAACATTATTACCTATACTTTTTGAATAATCCGCAGTTATTAACCTATCATTAACATCAAAAAATCTATTAAAAGAATTTCCATTTACAGTGCACCCTCCTCTGCCATATAAGGCTCCTTGGTACTCCCAAGAGCAGTATTTTCCCGCCGCAAGTCTTGCAGGAATATTAGCGCGTTCTATATCGGCAGGATTTGCAAGCTCTACCTCTAATTGTAAGTTACGCTCTCCTGATATTTTATCTAAAATGTATGCGTGCTTAGGATATTCTCTAGGTACGGAAGGAGTATCGGTGCTACTATATGTTAATTTTAGTAAAGTAGTTCTGACAACTAATTTACTACTTAAAAGGTCTAAAGGAGTAATAATTCCAGAGGAACTGAGAGCTTCCTGTAAGGTTGTTTCATCTTCTATAGCATTTGTATCATTAACAAGAACTCTGCCTAACGCAGGCAAGTTTGCCATTTTAAGAGTGGGACGGTTTGGCTCCCCTCCTGTATTTTCTATTCCCGTGACCTCTATAGGAAAAGCTAAATATGTATTTAGTACAGTTCCTTCCGAGTTTGGAAAATTTATATTTCTACCTGTTCCCGTTTCGAAGTTTAGCCCGTTATGAAAATACAAAGTATCACCTGTTGTATAATTAGGGTCAAAAGAAGGTAGAGTTAGCTCATACAAATGAATTAAAGAGTCCCCGACTTCTTGAGCTGAAGCGGTTTCTATTAAAACTGTAGGCGAAGTTACTACTTGGCCTGAAACTGTTAACTGAGTTTTTTGTACTCCAGCAGAGTCTTCTAAAATAAACTTACGTATAGTTACGTATTGAGTTTTGTCCGACTCACTCGTATACAAACTAACGAACTTAAATATTATTATTCTATAAGTGCCGTTTGAGGGAACTGCAGCTCGAGTGCCTGTAAAATCAGTAGGTTGCAAGTCAACCCAGTCTCCTGTATTTACATTTAGAGCCCATACAAGATTTGAGTTAAAAGTATTTTGTGCTTCGTACTTAATTATGTCCCCTGTAACAGCAAAAAAGGTAGGGCTTGCTATATAACCAAGGTTTTTCTTTTTATTGGCAACTCCCTCCCCATTATTATATTCAACATCGGTCCTTAGTTGAAGAGCTTTATTTGTGTACCCTGTAACTACATCAACACCCGTATCAGTAACAATAGATGCAGATGATCCACTATTAAAAAAATTGTAATTACCATTTGTATTTCCATATAAAGCAGTGGTGGGTACTTCGTATCCAAAAATTGTATCACTACTATTATAGATTTGATTATCTACATTGGTCCAGTCAGTATGATTAGTTAGAGTAGTGCCAGTAACGCCTGAAGTAAAAAACGTTTCAAAGTTTTTTTCTCCATCCGTTCCAAAACCGGGAGCACTGTTTTTTAACTCAAAAGAAAACGAATCTAAACTACTATCTACAAAAGTCACTGAGAATACGTTTGTAGTACTAGCTATTGAGCTAGGAGTTACCACACAATTTACAGGGGTACCTACAAGCGTTAAAGGGTAAGAAACTTGACTAAATGTTACTTCTAATGTTGTTCTGTTATTTGCTTCTACATTTATTACATTAGCAGTATCTACTGTTAAAGTTTGTGTGCTCATGGCTCATATACTCGTCTAAGAGACGCGGTCATTGAATGAAAATTTTCACTTATGTAAGATATAGAATAGTCGTCACAAACTACTTTTACAGAAGTATCTCCGCTGTGGTCAGTAGCTACAAAAGGAAATGCTTTTCCTATTTTTGCGTCAAAAAAAGCAGCTATTTCATTTATTTTTACGGCTTCTCGATTGTTAAAAGTTATACTAAAAGAATCGCTTTTTGGATTAACCCCATCAGCAACTCTTTGCTCATAGCCATCTCCAAATTTAGCAGTTAGTACCCTGGGTGTGGCTTGACGAGATAACCCCCTATCTGCAACAACTTGCACATCGGCTGCAGGGCTTCCGGTAGATATACTATCTATTGGGATTGTAAATTGAAATTGAGACATTATCTTGCTCCGTAGGGGCTAAGTAAGCCGCCATGACGTTTCTGTTTTTGAATTTCTTGTTGCACAGCTTGTCCTATTACTAAACCTAAATTATCGGCACCTTCTGCAGAGACTGATCCTTGTCCATTACTATCTACATTTACGCTTACATTTACATTGTTGTTCTGCGCTCCTGCGCCCGCACTCATTTCAACAGGTATGGATCTACCGTTAGGTAAAGGTACTACTGCTTCTGTTCCGTGTAAAATAGCGGGGTACCCTGCGGCTGTTCCTTTTGCAACTCCTCCGTCTCCGAACATGCCAGAACTAACACCTCCATGTCTAAACATTTTACGGCCAACACCCATCTTCTTGCCCGCAAGTAAGAGTAAAATTAAGGGCATCATTTGCTTCATTCCCATGCCGCCGGTTAGGGTTCCCAACATACTACTTCCCATACCCATAGCTGGGCCCAATCCTGGTAAAGCTAAGTTCGAGAAGCTTGATACGCCCGCAAGTATACCTCCAAACATTGCTTTGGGGGCCTTAAATCTTCCACCGTACCTAGCTCCCATACCCCCGAACATAGACATAACAGTACTAATTAGACCACCTAAGCCGCCGCCGCCGCCACCAGCACCGCCCATGTTGCTAGATACACTCATACTACTGCTCAGTATGCCACCGCCACCGCCAGCACCGCCTCCGCCGCCCGGCATGCCCATGTTGCTAAATACACTCATAAGACTACTCAGCATGCCGCCGCCTCCAGCACCGCCGCTAGAGCCTGCATTGGACTTAAATAGCATAGCACTCATAGCTTGTATAAGTTTTCCTATCATGCCTACAACCTTCGTAACTACACGCATAAGCAAGCCTTGCTCTTGTTTGTGTTTAACAATAGATTTATCTGTGTTTATTTCTGTAATAATTAAAGGGCCTTCTCCAGCAGGGTATGGAGTAGCTGATACTCCTCTAGTGTTAGCAACTACATTAGGGTCTACTGGAGGTTTAGGAGCAGGTTTTGGGGGATTGGGTGAAGGCTTTGGTTTTGCGCCATCACAACAATCAATTTTTACCGTATTGGTATTTAAAGCAGCAGTAATCTCTCTATTCACTTTGTTTGCTCCGTTATGGTGTGCATCTTTTATTTTCTTTTTATTGTCGTCTCCTGCGTCTGTTATTGCTTTTTTCATATCTGCAGCAGGATCATTTTTTCCAAAAATATAGTCAGTAATAGCTTGTGAGGCTCTTTGTGAAGCTTCTGTTAGTACTCCCTTCCAAATACTTGTTCCGATATTCTTCAGAGCCTCTTTACCGCTTCCACCCATGCCGAGCTGTACAAAAGCGTCTCCCAAGGAATCTTTAAAAGATTTTCGCAGAGCTTGATCTAAAGCATTATTAAGCTCTTCATTTTCTAAGGCTGCTATAAATCCTCGTAAAGCTCCGTCGGCAGTTGCTGTTTTTACACCTCGGTTAATATCAGCTGCAGCTCTAGCTGTACTTGCTGCGCTACCAGCGGCTGTTATTATCTCATCATATAACTTCTCCTGGCCAGGTATAGCATCAAAATCTTCTGCCGCTGCCTTACTAAGGTACTCTTGTTTTGCAAGTTTAGTTCTTGCAATTAAAATCCTTTCTTCCATATTTATTTGAGCAATTTTTAAGGTATACTCTAAATTTGCTGCGTCAATTCTGTTTTTAACAACTTCTTTCTCTACAAGAATTTTTGCTTGTAAAATTTGCTGTTCAGATGCATTTGGATTTGCTAGCAAAACATTTTCTAGTTCGTATTTTAAAACTTTTTCTCGCGCATTTGAGGCTGCCATTGACAAATTAGACGCTTTTTGTTGTAAGTCAAGCAATTGTTTTTGAAGCCCTAAATTTTTTAAATTAGCTTGTCCAAGCTCAATATTTTCTTGAAATGGTTTCTGCGCCTTCAAAACATCTAATTGCTCGTTAAGCAACTTTAAACGAGCCCGCTCTTGATTTGTCAAAGCGTCTAATTCGTCAAGCTGTCTTTGTACTTGAGGCAAGTATTCTCCATTTACTTTAGGATACAGTTTTATAACGTCTAATCTTTGAAGCTCTAAATTACTTAAAGCTAAATTACTTTGTAACATACTATCGTTATGTTTTAAAGAGGCGCTTTCAGCTTTGCTTAATGTGGCGTAATTTCTAATTGACGCAGTCTCTAACCTTATTTCCGTTATTTTTCTAGCATTTTCTTGTTTAGCGAATTGTTCTCCAAGATTCATTCGCTCTTTTAAGTCGTTTATACGGTCTTTGTCGTCTTGGGTCATACCTCCTGTTCGACCCCTCGCAATTTTTTCTGCAGACTCAAGGGCAGCCTCAGAAGCTAGTCTTAGTTGGTCACCTGTAGTATTAGGAAGAACAGACTGCTTTAGTGCAGACATTGCTTCGGCAGAGGCTTTTAACTGATCTGGTAAAGCTTTTAAATGAGCATTTAAATCTGCCACAACCTTTAGGTCTTGTTTTAAAACGTCGCCAAGAATGGCCATATTTTTTACGTCTTGCTCTCCAAAACCTCCTGGTCTAGCCATCCCCTCTTTGAATGCCAAGTCGTACTTAGCTAAAGTCTTTTCGAAGTTTTCAAAAGACCTAAAGTTGCTAATTCCTTCCGTTTTTCCTACTTCTTCTCTGAACACTTTTAAAGTCTTTAATGATTCTTCTATTCTTTCTGGAACAGCCTCTAAATTCTCATCTATCTTGAATCTTTTACCTTTATTATTGAGTTTAACAAGTC